ATGAATGTCGAGACAGAGTTTGAGGTCAAGCAAGATGCTACTAACGCACAGATCAGGACTGCATTCAAGAAGTCACTCGGTGCTAAAGCAAACAACAAAAAAGTCCTAACCAATTTCATCACACAGATTGCATGAATATCTTTGCAGTAGATGAGGATCCTGCACTAGCAGCATTCTCTCTACCAGACAAATACGTTGTGAAGATGCCAGTTGAGACCACGCAAATCATTGCGTTGGTCTTTTCTAGCTGGTACCATGGGTATGGAGTAGTACTAAAGTCAGACAATCAACCTTACAATACTACTAAGGGTGCATTTAGAAATCATCCTTGTACTAAATGGGCAGCAGAAACTGATGATAATCTACAATGGTTATTCCAACATGGGATATCATTATGTAATGAATATGAGTCTAGGTATGGTAAGAAACATGCGTGTGAGAGAAGTATCCGACTAGCAGCACTTACTAGGATGGAGAATGGATGTCCAGAGAAACACACACCTTTTGTTAGGCAATGCCTGATGAGTTAAAGTATGATAGTAGTATTACTACTACCCATGCTTATAGATTGTATCTTGCTACGAAGCCATGGATACTAGAAAACTATAAGCGTGTGCCAGATAAGAAACCGTCATGGTTACCTACACAACCTTTAGTTTTGGGGTTATAATAAGTGTATACAAAACAAAAAGATCAATGCCTCAACTTTGCACAGTGACAACAGACGACCTAAGAGATTATTTAATCAGTAACTTCGGTGAGAAGGTGGATGCTAACCACTTAAAAAAAGCACAAAAGAAATTTAAACTTTCATATCAGACAGTAAGTAAGTATTTGAATGATTTTAAAGTTAAACGTGGTAAGTGGGACTTATCAATAGCAGAAGTTAAACAGCAGTTGGAATCAACTGTGCAATACACAGCAGGAGAGAGTTTAATACCTGCAACAGATAGTCACTTCGTACCATTCGGTGACTTCCCTGACCTCAAGAAGGTTATAGCATCTAAGATATTCTATCCTATATTCATCACAGGATTGTCTGGTAACGGTAAGACATTCGGTGTAGAGCAAGCATGTGCAGCATCAAAGAGAGACTTAATTCGTGTTAATATTACAGTTGAAACTGATGAAGATGACTTGATTGGTGGATTCAGACTTGTCGATGGCAACACAGTATGGCATAATGGACCTGTTATTGAAGCACTTGAGAGAGGGTCAGTATTATTACTTGATGAAATTGACCTAGCATCTAATAAGATTCTATGTTTACAATCTATTCTTGAGGGTAACGGTGTATTCTTGAAGAAGGTAGGACGTTATGTTACACCTGCACCTGGTTTTACAGTTGTAGCAACTGCTAACACTAAGGGTAAAGGATCAGATGACGGTAGATTCATTGGTACTAATGTATTAAACGAAGCATTCCTAGAGAGATTCCCAATTACATTTGAGCAGGAGTATCCAAAACCTAAGACAGAGATAAGAATGCTCAACAACTACTGTAAGGAATTAGATTGTTGCGATGACAAATACATTGCTAACCTAACAGCATGGGCAGAAATTATCCGTAAAACTTTCAAAGATGGTGGAGTGGATGAAGTTATCTCAACACGTAGACTTGTCCACATTATCAGGGCATATTCTATATTCTCTGATAGAGTTAAGGCAATCCAAGTATGTCTAGCACGTTTCGATGATGAAACAAAGAGGTCATTCTTAGAATTATATGATAAGATAGACAACGAGGTTGATATCGAATCACTTGACAACCCATTAGCAAACTGATATAGTATGAAGTATAGAGAAGAGGATACGATCAAGGTCGTGCAAGATTATATCTCGCAGACCTATAGGTCGCACTACTCAAATGAAGAGAAGGGGGTTCAGACTTTGGATCTCCTTGAGGCCATCGGGACAGCAGAAGCATTCTGCCAATCCAATATCATTAAGTATGCGTCTCGTTACAAAAAGAAAGGTAAGCATAAAGAAGACGTGATGAAAATCATTCATTATGCTATACTATTATATTACTTCTCAGGGACATCGTATCCAAATGATAAACCAGAGATAAACCAGGTTCCAACTCCCGCAGAATTTATAGATTATGACTGATCAAAAAGACCCAAGATTGAATATCAAATTGAGTAAGGCAACGATTGACCTTCTTCGTAACTTCAGCACTATTAATAAGTCCATTCTTATTGAGAGTGGTAAGTTTGTGCAAACGATGTCGGTCAATAAGAATATTATTGCAATGGGCACAATTAGGGAGCAAGTACCACATGACATGGCAATCTATGACCTGCCATTATTTCTAGGAGCAGTGTCTCTGTTTAGAGAACCATGGTTATTCTTCCCTGATGACAAGAAAGTCATCATATATGATGAGGAGAGTAAGGGTAAGACAACATTCTATTATAGTGACCCTAGTGTAATCGTTACACCTCCTGAGTTTAACCCTGACTTACCTGATAAGTTGGTGCATTTTGACCTACCACAGAGAGATTTAACCCAACTGCTTCAAGCAGCAAAGGTATATGGTGTGGAAGACCTATGTATCAATGGATTTAGAGGTGAGTATAGTATCTGTGTTAAGGATAAGAAGAATGATACATCAAATGTATTCTCCTTACCTCTTAAGAAAGTTATTTTCCCACCATCAACAGGTCAAGATGGTGAGTTTCAAGCACCATCCTCTGAGGACATGACAAAGCAACGTAACTTCTGTCATTGCTTTAAGGTAGAGAATCTTAAGTTGATTGATTCATCTTATCATGTGACTTTGAGTGGTAAAAACATTGCAAACTTCACATCACTTGTTAATTCGGAGTTGAATTACTTCGTAGCATTGGAGCCTAGCTAATGTTTCTATGGGTAGAGAAGTATAGACCACATACAATAGAAGAATGCGTCCTACCTGATGATACTAAGCAAGTATTCCGAGGATTTTTAGAGCAAGGGGAGATACCAAACCTCTTGCTCTCTGGGTCTGCGGGGGTAGGTAAAACCACAATAGCGAAAGCATTATGCGAAGAGTTAGGAGCAGACAGTTATGTTATTAATGGGTCTGATGAGGGTAGATTCTTGGACACTGTACGCAATCAGGCAAAGACCTTTGCTTCTACTGTTTCTCTTACATCTTCATCAAAGCATAAGGTTATCATTGTGGATGAAGCGGATAATACAACACCAGATGTCCAACTTCTATTACGTGCAGCGATTGAAGAGTTTCAAAAGAACTGCAGGTTCATCTTCACGTGTAATTATAAGAATAAAATCATAGACCCACTCCATAGTAGGTGCTCTGTGGTTGATTTTAATGTTAGAGGTAGGGATAAACAGAAACTAGCGTCAGAGTTTTTCAATAAGGTTAAGGTCATCTTAGAAATGGAGATGGTCAAGTATGAACCTAAGGTTATTGCTGAGGTAGTTACTAAGTATTTCCCTGACTTTCGTAGGACTCTTAATGAGTTGCAGAGATATTCTGCATGTGGTATCATTGATGCAGGTATCTTAACTTCTGGTGCTGAGTTTAGCATAGAGAAGTTAGTAGGTTACCTTAAGGTGAAAGAGTTTACCAACATGAAGAAGTGGGTATCTCAGAATTTAGATAACGAACCACAGGTTATAATGAGAAAGGTATATGATAATCTTTATCAGTATCTTAATCCTGCATCTATACCTGAGGCAGTGTTGATTATCTCTGAGTATCAATACAAATCTTCCTTTGTGGTAGACCAAGAGATAAACATGGTCGCATTTATGACCGAGTTAATGATGAGGTGTGAATTTAAATGATGTGGTATACATTATTCTGGACAGTAATTATCATGTATGTTCTAATTCGTATTGGAGCGTTTAAAAAATGAAAATTGATACACAAGGGATGAGTGGTCCTGCTGACCCTAATTTCAAAGGTAAACCACTAGAGCAACAGCAGAGAGAACTTCCTAAGGCAATCATCACACCTAAGAGATTGTTTACTGAGAGTTATGTCAAGGAGATGAAGATACTTCTTAATGAAGTGTTGGATGAAAGACAATATCAGAAGGAGTTGAGTCAAGCAGTTGACAACCCCACACCACCTGGTATATCATACTTTGATGTAGAGCATTTCAAACATGTAATAGGTGAACCAGAACCAGATTATCCTTTAGAAAAATGATAGAACTTTTTATTATATTTGGCGGTGGTTATGCTCTTTACACAGTAGGAATGGCTATTGCTGCTGAACTTGATTACAGAGAGGTTAACAAAAAATGATTGCTAAGTGGGTCAAGGACATTCC